GAAGTGCGGTACTTGTGGAATGTATGCTTGTAGTAAATGTAGGACAATCAAAAATGGTCGAGATGATAATGATCATAAGTGCGATGAAGATGATGTAAAAACATATGAAATGTTAAAACAAGAAACAAAACCTTGCCCAAATTGTGCAGTTCCTATATATAAAATAAGCGGGTGTGAACAGATGTGGTGTGTTGAATGTCGTACGCCATTTTCATGGCGTACAGGAGAAATTGTGTCAGGAGTAATACATAATCCACATTTTTATCAGTGGCAGAGAGATAAAAATAATGGTGTTGCACCTCGTGTACCAGGTGATATGGGTGGCGGTTGTGGTGAATTACCATGGATACAAACTGTAAATCATATTTTATCACAACGCAAACATACATTTAAATATATGGAAGAATGTCATAGGCTGATTGGACATATACGAGGAATTGTACTTCCTCGTTATCCAAACAATATTGGTATGATTGACAATACGGATTTGCGTGTACAATATTTATGTAAAGAGATTAATGAAATAAAATGGGAAAGTATTCTTAGTGCTCGGCTTAAAAAATCAGAAAAAAACAGAGAAGTAAATCAAATATTAGAGATGTTTATAATTACAATAACTGATTTATTCAATACTTATGTAACTGGTTCTACAAATGATCTAGAAAAAGAAGCGAATACTTTACGATCTTATGTTAATAAAGAACTTGCTAGTGTAGAGAACAGATATAATAATAAAGTACCTTTCATTGATAATAGATGGAGATGTATGTAACAACTTGTACGATATAATAAAAAGAATATGAGATTTAACATCTCATATTCATATAATTTAAAGTATAATTTGTTTTTAAAAAAATGAAAATATTATTTCATACACCGCAAATTGATGTTAGGGGTACATGTGTTGCTGTTTATGATTATGCACATTATAACGAAATATTGTTAAAAGGGAGTAGTGTTATTTTAACAGCAAGAAAGGCTAATCACGATGTTGATGCTATTTTTAAATTTACAAAACGTTTTAAAATTATTTATTATGATCATTTACATGAGATAGAAAATATTGCTTCAGATTTTGATATTTTTTATACTATTAAATATGGAAAAAAAGATGAAATTATTTGTAAAAAGACTAAAACAGTTGTACATTGTGTGTTTGATTTATCAGAGCCACATGGAGATGTATATGCTGCTGTTAGTGATATTCTAGCAAAAAAATTTAGACAGAAAAATTTTGTACCTCATATGATTGGTCTCAATGCTTCTCGCACATATGAGAATTTAAGAAAAACTTTTAATATACCTAAAAATGCAATTGTATTTGGCAGACATGGAGGGCAGGATACTTTTGATTTAGATATAACTAAACAAGCTATTAAAAAAGTTGTTAATGTTAAACCTAATGTACATTTTATTTTTGTAAATACACCACGATTTTATAATCATTCACATATACATCATATTGAAAAAATAATAGATTTAGATGAAAAAAATAGATTTATTATGTCATGTGATGCAATGATTCATGGTCAATCATTAGGAGAAACATTTGGGATATCTATTGGAGAATTTAGTGTAAATAACAAACCAATTATAGCATATAATGGTAAAGTATGGAATGATAATTATAAGAATATTCTTGGTGATAAAGCACTTTGGTATTTAAATTTTGAAGAATGTTATAATATATTACTTAATTTTAACCCAGTAGAATATAAAAATAAAGATTTAAATTGTTATAAAGAATATTCTCCAGATAAAGTAATGAAAAAATTTAAGGAAGTATTTATAGATTAATATTATTTTAATTATCAGAAAAGTATTTAAGGACGATAAAATTAAATCCAAATGAGTAATTCGGAAATTGTTGAAATAAAAGAGTTAGATCCTGAGATTATACCTCCGTTAAGTTCAAAAGCTCTTAATGATCCTGAATACAATGGAGGTTCTAAAATTGTAGTAGTAGGTAAACCAGGAACTGGTAAATCAAGTCTTATAAAAGGTCTTTTATATTCTAAAAAACATATTTTTCCAATTGGAATGGCAATGAGTGGTTCTGAAGATACTAATCATGCTTTTGCTGAAATTATGCCTAGTACATTCGTATATAATGATTACGATGAAGAAAAAATCAAAGATTTTATAAAAAGACAAAAACTTGCTCGTCAACATCTTCCAAATCCTTGGGGTGTTATTATACTTGACGATTGTACAGATGACCCTAGAGTTTTTAACAAACCACTACAAAATGCATTATACAAGAAAGGAAGACATTGGAAGATGCTTTATCTTTTATCTTTACAATATGCTATGGATGTTAAGCCACAAATTCGCACTAATATTGATGGTATTTTTATTTTACGTGAACCGATAGAATCTAATCGTGAGAAATTATATCGTAATTTTGCTTCTATTATTCCTACCTATGAACTTTTTTGTGATTTAATGAATCAACTTACAGAAGATTATCATGCTATTTATATTCATAATGCTACTCGTAGTAATAATTGGAAAGATTGTGTTTTTTATTGGAAAGCGAAGTTACCACCACATGGATGGAAATTTGGATGTCCAGAATATTGGGATTTTCATCACCAAAGATATAACACAGAATATAGAGATCCAATCGTATTTTAAGTTAAAAACAAAGAAGATTTTAATAAATTATAATTAATCTATTTTTCCTTGTCCTATTATAAATGACAACAGACAACATACTTACAAAACCTATCGCATATCTTGAAGATCCAGATATTGATAAAAATGGAGATATAATAAATAGTGAAATACCTACACATATTCCAGTCGTAATTATGATACAGGCTACTTGGTGTCCACATTGTCAAAATGCGAAAGGATCATTTCAAGATTTTGCTAATAAAAATAAAGGCAAGGTTTTTTGTGCTACTATAGAAGCAAATGGTGAACGAAAAAGTGAACAAGAACTTGGTAAACGTGTATCTTCGTTTATTAAAGACTTTAGAGGATTTCCTCATTATGCATTATACATAAATGGAAAATTACAAGACAAAGAAATAGAAGGTCGTAGTGTACAACATCTAGAAAAATTTTGTGGAATTTAAAAATGTAATAAAAATTAGTTATTACATTCTAAATAAGTCTTGCTAATTAACAAAATGGTACGAATCAATGGAAATTACAAATTTAATGTTTATGATTTAGATACGCAAAAAACTGTTATTGATCGTTTGGCATCAGAAATGAAAACAATACCAAAATATTTATATTTTCCGAATATTATTCCTAATATGAAACAGTTTTTAGAAAAAGATGGAGAAATAAATGTTGAAGATTTATTTGAAACTATTACAAATGACAATGTAGGGTATGATTTTATATCTATATTTAAGAAAATTAATGATAAGTTAAAACAACAAAAACTTGATTTAGTAAAAGATATTTTTATTCCTTTTGTAGTATTTAATAAAATTTTAAATAATGCTCCAAAGAATATGGTAGATGTATATTTATTAATGATACAAACAGAAATAGATAAATCTAATATATTTACAGATATTCCAAATGTGAATAGAATTTGGGAAAATAGAGATCGGACAGTACAAAAAATAAAAAAAGATATTAATAATAATTTATTAAAAACTACTAAACAGAAAAAATTATTTATTAAATTTGATACAATATCTAATATACCATCTTATACTTCTTTTGAATTAGAACGTGTTAGTTTTGAATTTATTTTAGATATAGTTCATGTTACTATTATGGAAATATTTAACCATATTCAATTAAACTCAACCGTTCCATTCGCATGTATTAATAATATTTTTAAAATTATGAAAGATTTTTTACCCCCTATAGATTGGGAATTTTCTTCAGAATCAGTCATAATATTAAAAGTATTACAAAAATTAGATTTATCAGGTGTAAAGATAACAGATTACACTGATGCTTTTTTATCTATAATGGGTGATCCAGGAAGCGAGGTTATTAGTGTTGGTATGACTTTAAACATAACTAATCAAAATCTTTCACGAGATAATTTAATCAATCGTTTTCTTGGTGTTATCAGAGATATAGGAGAAGTTAAAGTAAAGAATGTTCAAGAGGATCGAGTAAATGGAGTATTTTATTTTCCTGGTCGTAGTTTAAATAAATATATACTTGCTGAATTAATTATGAATAATCAGTTATTTTCATCTATGATGTCTATCGATGAAAGTGAAAAAGCTAGTAAGAAAAAGGAAAGTGTTTACATTCATTTTAAACACCCTAAAACTGGGTATATAACAGCCAATATTACTGAAAAAATATCAGAAAAAGGAGATCCTTTATTACGAGGTAAAGATGTTAAAGGAGAATTTAAGTTTGGTACTAATTATATTAGAGTAAAGATAAGTAATGCTGATAAATTAGAGTCAATTGAAGAATTTCAAAAAATATTTGCTAAATTATTGGTTATATATGACAAAGAATTTGATAATATTCTTGAATTTTATAAACAATATATACCAGATTTTGGTGAAAATATAACAAAACCATCAAATATACCACAAAATATAAAATTAAAAGATATTGCACCTGAAGTATTTGTAAAAGGTTATCCACCTAAATGTCCACATCAACCAACTATTATTGATGACGAAGAAGTAGAAGATGCTAAAAAAGATGGTAAAATAGTAATGAGATACCCACAGGATAAAAAAGAAGGTTTTATTCCACATAATTATATATGTGAACACCCTAAAGCTAAATATCCTGGATTAAGAGATAATCCTCTTAGTAACCGAGATATAGTTCCTTATTTACCATGCTGTTATTCTAAAAGTCATGAAGAAAGAAAAGGTAGTATATACAGACATTATTACTATGGGGAACAATTAAGAGAAAAAATTGATGCTGATCAACAAGATCTTATAGTAACAAATAAATTTGTACCAAAAGATAAGTATGGAACACTACCAACTGATATTACAAAATTATTTGATATTTTTGATTATAGAGAAGGTTATATGTATGTAAGAAAAGGTTTATTTGATACAAAAAGTTCATTTTTAGACTGTGTAATGGAAGGTATGTACGAAGAGACTAATATTCTAGAATTACAAGATAAAGATGAAAGAGAGGCAAGATTATATGACATTCGTGATAGTCTTGCCACCCCCTCTCGTGCAGCATCTTGCCGTCAAGAAATGTATGATTTTAAAATTGATGATATTATTAAAGCTATTAGAGATCCAGATATTTATATGGATCCAAAATTATTTGTAGCATTATTGGAAGATTTTTTTGATTGTAATATTTTTGTTTTTAATCGTACTAATATTCGTAATGGTCAATTATCTATACCAAGACATTTACAAGCTTACTATAAAAGAAAACGAAATGCTAAGTGTATTTTTGTATATGAACATATGGGGAGTACATCTGATCATGCTAAGTATCCTAGGTGTGAACTTATTGTAAGATGGAAGATAGGCGGAGGAGATGAGAAGGATGTTACATATTATTCAAATTATAACTCATCCGTAGCTAAAGGAGTTCGTAATGTTTTTAATAAAATGTCTAAAGCTTATGCATTAAATATACAGATATCTGAAATAGATTTTTTAATTAATAATTCTGACATAAAATTATTAGGACAATATATAGATTCTTATGGAAAATGTCGTATGTTACGTTTTAAATATAAAAATAAGTTTGGAACAATAATAACTGATCCACTTCCACCCTTAAACACAGAAGAACTTAAAAAATGGGTTGTTACCAAAAAACTAGATAGAACATTAGCATTACAATTTGCTTCCGATATGAAAATAATTATATCTGGACAAACTGTTGAAAATGATATATTAAAGGAGATACACGGATATATAGACACATTTAAAATATCAATTCCTATTGAAGATAGTGTACCA